TTTGACATTTTTAATTATCTCCTAATATGTCTTAAAAAATTAAAGCCCTGCCAGACGCTTGATATCGATAACGTTGTCACGTCCTTCGAAATCTTCTTTAACTTCTTTCTTGGCAGATTTATCCCCAGTAGCCTCTGTAATAACTGATTCAGTTAAAGATGCCTTTTCAGACTTCTTTACTTCTGTGCCAGTATTAAGAACTGCTGGTAGATACTTATCAAAAGCATTCTTTAACTTTGCAGTCTGAACACTTTCTAACAGGCTCTTCATTACCTGAGACTTCTCTTTGTTTAATGGTGCTAGAAGTTCATCTAGTACCTTTTCACGCTGAGTTGACTCTTTAATAATGCGAACTTCCTTTTCTTTGCTCTCCACTAACTTTTGTGCTTGCGCAACTTTGCCAGCGGCTTCGGCTAATTGTCTTTCCTTTTGTTGTAATGTTGCGACTAACTTGCGAGTGTCGGCCTTCTCATTGAGATGAGTAACGCTGAATTCACTTGCAAATGCTTCGAACAATTTACGTCCAAAATTATTTTCCTTAGCCTGTTTGATATCTTCCTTAAGTTGTGACATTTCACCTTTGAGATGAGTGGTAACAATCTTGTTGATTCTTGATGCACTTTCAGCAACAAATTTTGCTTTAAGTTCTTCAAGTCTCTTGCGACCTTCAGCAACCAACTTAACTCTTGCTTCAACGACTGCTTTCTTGTCCTGTGAGAATTCTTTAATTTCACGGGCAAGCGCATGTACAACGAACTTTTCAAGTTTTTGTTGATTTTCTAACATTGCTTTACGGTCTGAACGTAGTTCTTTGATTTCTTCTGCTAACTTAGTTACCATAAAATCATTAAACTTAGTAGCATGTTCACGCAACTGTAATTTTGCCTTTACACGATCCTCGTTCATTGCTTGTCTTTCTGTGTGAAATTCTGAAATTTCAGTTGAAAGACTTTCTGTTACCATCTTATCAAGGGCTTCAACCATCACACTTCTATCATGCTCGTAACGTTGTGCGAACTCTTCTCGTAGTTCAGCACGTACTTGCTCACGGGCTTCATTAAGTTTGATTTCCCAAGCCTCATTAAGAGACTGGGCAACATCTTCTTTAATCAATCCGCTTTCAAGTAATGGTTTGATAGCATCTAACATGCTGTTTTCCCCTTAATTGATTTTAAGATCCTTAATGAGGCGCATTACTTCCTCTTTAAGAAACTTTTCTACTTTTTTTGTCGCCTTTAGCGTCCTTAGCAATATCCAACAACTTATGACCATGCCTCATATTCATCATGCCCTCATAAATTGCTTTAGGATATGCGTTTGGTGCGCTAGGTTGAGCAACAATATCCACTGTGATTATTTCGAAATCACTGACGCGGCCGTCCATGTCGTTTACATTACCTGATCCACGACTAGATACTCCGAGTTTGACCCCACTAGTGAGCATAGTCTTTACTAACTCGCCCATTGGTGTTGGTAAAATCTTCAATTTACCGAATCCGTTTGCACCGTCCATCCACATCTGAGTAATCATATGAGATACACGATCCAAGTTAATCTTTAGATCATCTGGGTGATCTACTTCCCCTAACACTGAATAACCGCTTTGAATTTGCTCGTTGAGAGTGCTAACTGCGTTCTCAATTTCAGAAACGGGGTAAACACGCTCATTTGCGTTCTTTACCCCACCCTGAATGAAAATCCCTTTCATATATAAGGATTTCCCATTATGGTCATCCATTGACTCGACCACCATATTTGCGCGGTCAAATGTTAGATGTTCTTTGAGATACAAAGCCATTTGTTCTCAGTTTCCTTACTTAGCAACGATGCTCTTAGTATTTGCTCCGTTGTCGCCCTTCTTAGGAGCGGGAGCCTTGCTTAAGTCAGCACCTTTATGTCCTGGAGCATTCTTAAACTTACCTGCTCCTGGAACTTGCGTTTCACCCTTAGAATATGAGTTGCTTGGACCCTTAGGACTTGTTGGAACTGATTCTGCTTGTCCAGAGAATTTTACTGGCTTGCTGTCCATTCCTGCTTGTCCACTATTCTGTAAACCTGGGCTCTTTGTTTGAACACCATTGTCACCGTGTGTAACGCTAACTTTTTGAAGTTGCACTGCTTCCATCATTGCTTCTTCGCCTTCTTCGTCGGCTGCAACTTCTTCATCACCGCCCATGTCTGCTTCGTCACCCATGTCATCAGCACCTTCGCCGCCCATGATTTCTTCGAATTCAGCCATCAACTGGTCTAATTTATCTTCGATGCGAATTACAGCATCTTCCATGCCTTCACCACCTGCATCGCCTTCATCGCCTAAATCTTCTTCACCGTCTGCTTCGAGGTCAAATACTTCTTCGTCCTCTTCTTCGGTTACTCCTGATTCCTCAGCGTTGATCTCGTCAAGAAGATCGCCAACTTGTCCTACCATTTGGCCTTCTTCCATGTCGTCCATTGATTCTTCAATGGCATCAGCATCATCTTCTTCTGCTGATTCTTCGACTTTTTCATCATCGTTATCTTCTGCTTCCATCATCTCTTCGTCCATAATGGACTCATAGATTTCGCGGCTCTTTTCGACTACGATTTCGTGAAATAATTCACGTGCTTGTTCTTCATTCTCATTGATAATAAGGTCAATGAGTGTTTCAAATTTTTTGTTATCCATTGTAAATTTCTCCT